TCGAGGGCGTGATGCAGACGCCCGGACACTGGATTGTCGATCCCTGCGAACTCACAGGTGCCTTGATGGGTCTGTCTGTGATCGCCCGCGGCAACAGCGATGGTGTCGAGTTTGTCGCAAAGGGCCAAAAGCTGATACTGACTACGCGCTCACCAGTGTTCGGCGAAAGCGAGTGCGAGGTCGATCTGCTGGAAGCCGGCGGCATCGGCGAGGGCATGCGCACCAAGTTCAGCTATAGGTATTTGCGGGATGCCATGCAACCGCTTCTGGGCAGCAAGCAGATCCGGATCTCGCTGAAAGGGAAGCAGGACCAGGCGTTTGTGACCGCGCCCGAGAACCGGGACTACATGGCGGTCGTGATGCCGATGCAGATAGCGGAGTGATGTAATGAAGAACGAACTTACGGTTGCTAATATTGCCGAAAACATGAGTTGTGGCCCTGAATCGCCGGTCTATCCGACGCGCAAGGATGCTCTGGACGCATTGGTGTTGTCCGCCTCCTGCAAGCGGATTCCGATCCAGGATATCCCCATTGTGTCCGGGCCTCCGGCATTGAGGAATGGGGTGTTTCGGAAGCCGGAGTGGTATTGCCTGGAGATCTGGATGCAGGGGAAACGGACACACGTGGTGTCCTATGAGATGTACAAGTATTCCAGTCTCAACCCTGCGGTCCTGTTCTATTCCATGCTCAAGCCGCTGATGGATACGCCGAGGAAGGTAGTGTTGGTGGGGCAGACACTCTACCCATGGACGGGGAGACTCATTTGAATGGCCTTTCTCTTTGTGCCGGAATTGGCGGGCTCGAACTGGGACTTAGGCTCGCTCTCGGCGCTCGGTATCGAACTGTGTGCTACGTCGAACGGGAAGTCTCAGCCGCGTGCATGCTCGTGGCGAGGATGGCGGACGCGGCCCTGGATTCGGCTCCTGTATGGGACGATCTCACGACATTCGATGGCCGAAGATGGAGTGGAGTCGTGGATATCATCACTGCGGGGTTTCCGTGTCAGCCATGGTCCGTTGCCGGAGAGCGGCGGGGAACCGAAGATGAGCGGTGGGTCTGGCCGGAGATTGCACGTATCATTCGCGAGGTGGAACCCGGAATCGTCTTCTTGGAAAACGTGCCCGGTCTTGCCAATGGCGGGGTTGGACACGTTCTTGGCGACCTGGCCGAAGCGGGGTTCGATGCGGAATGGGATCTCGTTTCGGCTGCCGAATGTGGCGCGCCACACAAACGGGAACGGCTCTTCATCCTGGCCTACAGTGCGGGCGCACGAGGTCGGGGACTACCAGAAGCAGAGGGACGGAACGACACAGCGGACGTTGACGGGTGTATCCCGGATGTGGATGACTCCGAATACTCCCAACGGCGGGCGGTCAATGTCTGCGGAGGATGTGGAACGCAAGGGTGCGACATCGGTGGGCAAGCGGCAAGTGGGCCTCGAATCGCAGACTCGGTTCTGGCCGACGCCGAAGACACCGACGGGCGGACCAGAGGGCCGCGTGTCGCTCGCGACACGCGGGAGCGGCGGAGAGGACTTGCAGGCGACGGCGAAGACTTGGGCAACGCCTCTGGGCAGGGACTCGAAGGACGGGAACGGCAATGCGCCGACGAACTCCCACCTTTCCCGCCAGGCCCCACGGACACCGATGCCTGGGGAGGAGTGCTCGAACTCGACCCGACGCTTGAACCCGCGATTTGTGATGTGGCTGATGGGGTTCCCGCCGGGGTGGACTTCTCTCGCACCGATCGACTCCGGGCCGGCGGGAACGCAGTCGTTCCAATCGTGGCGGCGAAAGCATTTGTCGCTCTTGCGGAGAGGGCGGGGATAGGTATTGATGATTGATTGGTTCGTGGTGGGAGTGGTTGTTGGCATTGTGCTGGTTGTGCTGGTGGGGTCGAAGTGTCGCGCGACAGGGGGCGGCTATGAGGCGACTGGCACTGTAGACAGAGATAATCCGCCGACTGGCGGAACGGCCGCGATGGAGCCTCGGTACGGATATCAGCCGCGGGGCAACGGCACTAGCGAGGGGCAGAATCCGCCGACTGGCGGGTCGAATGTGACATAGAGGTTTAGTAGTGATTATAGTTCAGACCCCATTGCGGATCAGTTTCGCCGGCGGCGGGACGGATTTCAAGGAGTTCTACCGAGAAACACACGGGATGGTTGTCTCGACGGCGATCGACAAGTATGTCTTCGTGGTTGTCAAGGAACGGTTTGACGACAAGATCCGGGTGAGCTACACGAAGACCGAGATTGTCGATGAGGTGGACGAGATCCAGCATGATCTCGTGCGCGAGGCTCTTCGATTGGTTGGCGTGGACAAGGGGATCGAGATTGTAACGCTGGCCGACATCTCGTCGGAGGGCTCCGGACTGGGGTCGTCGAGCGCACTCACGGTCGGGCTCCTGAACGCCCTATACGCACACAGGGGGATAAGTGTATCGACCGAGGCGGTTGCGCGGGAAGCGTGTGAGATCGAGATAGAAATCCTCGGGAAGCCGATCGGTAAACAGGATCAGTATATCGCGGCCTACGGCGGGTTGAGATCGTTCACGTTTATCGGAAACGGCACGGTAGAGACTGAGCCCATCAAGCTGAACCAAGCGGCACAACAGAATCTATGCGATAGCCTGATGCTGTTCTATACTGGCGTAACCCGTCAGTCGGCGTCCATACTTGGCGAACAGAGAGCGATGGTCGGCGGGAACATGTCGGCACTCAAGGCGATCCGGCAACAGGCTCGTGCGGCAGCCTGGGAGCTCGCGACCGGCAGGGTTGAGGATCTGGGTCACATCCTGGCGACGGGGTGGTTGCACAAGAAGACGCTTGCAAGCGGGATCACAAACCCGCAGATAGACGAGATGTATGATCGTGCAATGTGTGTGGGCGCCGTTGGCGGCAAGATAACAGGGGCGGGCGGTGGCGGATTCTTTCTTGTGGTCGCCCCGCCGGAGAGACGGGCGGCGGTGCGGGAGGAACTGGCGGAGCTTACGGAGTTGCCGATACGGATCGGATGCGACGGGTCGAAGATCATATTCAACGGAAGACGATAGATAGGTTTGCCGTCCGGGGTTCCCCGTTAATATCCTCCTGATTCCTTTCAAGTCCAGGCAGGACACGGGACTCATCAGGCTCCGGACGGCACTTCCAAAGCGAGGTGCTTATGAAGCCCAGTAAGATCGGACACCAGACGGACATTGTGAGGCCATATATAGAGGCTGTCACGAGATGTGGGACCGTAGCGGCCTTGATCGAGGAGATCGAGGCCAATTGGAGTGAGCTGTGCCCCGATGCGCTCGAGCACGCCAAGACGCTGACCGACAAGGATTGGCAGTATGCGGTGAAGAACAAAGGCCGCAATGCCTCAGCCAAGCGTGTTGTGGATATCGCCGGCAAGGTTCTGATGCCCGAACAACTGCTCAAGGTGGGACTAATCGCAACTCAGTTCAAGGTGCCAGACGGATGCGCGTATATACGGATTCACGAGTGCGCCGAATGACGCCTTACTACGAGGGACATGGGGTCACGCTCTATCACGGAGATGCGCGGGAGGTGCTTTCGGCGCTGCCGGACGCATGTGCGCACTGCGCGGTGACATCCCCACCCTACTGGGGCTTGAGAGATTATTCGACCGACGGTCAACTCGGTTTGGAGAAGACCCCGGATGAGTTTGTCGGCAATCTGGTGGGAGTGTTCGGTGAGTTGCGACGGGTCCTGCGACCCGAAGGCACGTTCTGGCTGAACCTCGGTGAGACTTATGCAACGGGCGCGGGAAAAGTCGGGGACTGCCCGGGCGGAGGCGAACAGGGCGAGCGCTGGGCTGGATTTCGTGGGGTCAACGAACCGAGCTCGAAGCGGGTGAAGTATAAGACGGCGGCCGTCGGCCCGACGATGCAGCCGAACCGGATGCCGATCGAGGGATTGAAACCGAAGGACATGTGCATGATCCCCGCGCGGGTCGCGATTGCCCTTCAGGAAAACGGCTGGTGGGTCCGGAGCGAGATAAGCTGGTGCAAACGCGTGCCGATGTGTGAATCCGTCGAGGATCGACCAACGAACGCAGTCGAGAAGATCTATCTGTTGGCGCAGTCGAAAGACTACTACTACGACCGCTATGCGGTGATGGAGTCCGCGCAAGACTGGGGCAAGCGGGACAGATCGGCGTATCGTAACGGCACGCATGATCTCAAACTCAAACAGCACGGGATGAGCAACTGCGACTTCGCGGAAACCGGCCGGAACATGCGGAACTACTGGGTTCTGAAGCCGGGATATGAGCAGTATGCGTTCTGTGGGCACTGCCGGAAGCTGTTTGTCGGGCGCGCGTATCACAAGATCCCAACGAGGATCATCGACGGCGAAAAGGTGCGGGTCTGCCCATTGTGCGATTCGAACGAGTGGATAGATCACTTCGCGACGTTCCCGCGGGAAGTGCCGAGGCGGGCGATCCGGGCGGGCACGAGTTGGATGGGATGCTGCTTCGAGTGCGAGTCGCCCCTGGAACGGGTTGTAGAGAAAGGCGGAAAGGTGATTGCCTGGGGCAAGGCTTGCGGGGGCGGGAAGACGGCTTCATATCACGGTTCGGGGCGTAAGGACTATGTGGGCGCGAAAGTGCAGAACCCCAGCGATGTGAAAGCTCGTGTGCTCGAGGGGATGCGGGAAGTCGAGACTGTCGACTGGAAGCGGACGTGCAAGTGCGAGACTGACAAGATCCGATCGTGCGTGGTGATCGATCCGTTCCACGGGAGCGGACAAACGATGCTCGTGGCGATCGACGAGGGTCGCAGGTATATCGGGGTCGACATCAACCGGGACTATCTGGATATGAGCATCGCGAGGCTGGAAGAGGCCGTTTCGCAGGTGAAGTTGCCAATGGAGGTGGGGGTGTAATGGCCGTCGTGCGCAACAAGAGCCAGATGTATGAACTTTTGCGTGCCGACAAGTTCGGCAACCATTTCCCATGGGTGAGTTACGAAGAGTGGCTACATGAGCTGCATGAGGATGCGGAGTACTCGCTACGTTTCGGACTGCAACTGAACGCGCCTTGGGAATACCACCTGTCTTATCACAAGGCTTTGGTTGCCGCGAACTACAACACCTATGGCTGCGCCAAATCGCAGATCAGTGTGGTCACGATGCCTATCGGCATACAGCCCGTAATCAACGCGGAGGTGCAGTGGTCTGAAATAGGCGTAGAGCTGCACTACTCGACAGTGCAGGATGTGATGAGACGGTCGTTGGCCAGGGGCGGCAGGACTGTTGCCGGCATTGTGTCGGTAGAGATCATGCGGCATTATTGCGACCCGTGCAGCTACGACGACATCCGGGCGTTACTGAGTGAATACGACGGATCGGTGATCGAGTTCACCGTGTTCGACCGCGATGTAGGTGTGTTTCCGCATCGCAACACGATTATCTGGGAAGTGCGGAACTACTGATGGAGGTGGGGGTTTGAGTCGATACGCAGCGGACACGGAAGTGAGCGTCGACAAGTCGCGGGCGGAGATCGAGAGGATATTGCAGAGATACGGATCTCCGGAGGATGGGTTTGCCTACAGACGGAAGGGCAATCGCGCTTCGACCGAGTTTGAGTTCCGCGACATCACGTTTCGGCTCGTGCTTCCCCTGCCCGACCCCAATGCGGAGAAGTTCCAGTGGACACCATCCAGGCGCAAGAAGCGAACCGACGAGGGCGCTCAAGAGGCGTGGGAGCAAGCGTGTAAGCAATCCTGGCGGGCGCTCGCGCTCGTGGTCAAGGCGAAGCTGGAAGCTGTTGAGTCGGGCATAGCGACATTCGGCGATGAGTTTCTGGCGTATCGTGTGTTGCCGAACGGATTGACGGTCAGCGAGGAGATCGGGCCGAAACTGGATGGGTTACCGTCGGGCGGGACTATGTTGGCACTGTTGCCGAAGTTTGAGGTGAAAACTTGAGCAAGAGCAAGATCGAGTGGGTATTGAACCCAGACGGAACACTAGGGGTCGGTTGGCCGGTCGTAACGGGCTGCACGAAATGCAGTCCCGGTTGCCAGAGGTGTTTTGCCGCGAAACTGGCAGCCACGCGGCTCAGGAACCATCCGCACTACGCGGGACTTGCCGTGCGTGACGGCGACACCTACAACTGGACGGGCGAGGTGCGCTGTAACGAAGACGAGCTGGACAAGCCGCTGCGTTGGCGCAAACCGCGCACGGTGTTTGTCTCCCCGACCGGCGATCTGTTCCACGAGGATGTGCCGGACGATTTCATTGATAGGGCGTTGGCTATCGCGGCGCTCTGCTCACGACACACATTCCTGCTGCTTACGAAGCGAGCAGAGCGGCAACGCGATCACATGAAGCGGGTCGGGTATGTCGACGGGCGAGCAAAGCAGATTGCGCGGCAGATGGGCAATCCAATACCGTCAGGCATGGTGCTGCAATGGCCGCTTCCAAACGTTGTGCCGATGGTCACTGCCTGCAACCAGAAAGAGGTCAACGAAAATGTGCCGATCCTGCTGGATACCCCGGCGGTAACCAGAGGTGTCTCGATAGAGCCGATGTTGGGGCCGGTTGATTTGACCGAGATTCGCAACCCGAATCATTTCCCCGGCTGCATGTATACCGACGCGTTGCGCGGGCGCGATGTTCACGAGGATGATGATTACCTCGCGACTGCCAATGAACGCCTCGACTGGGTGATCTGTGGCGGCGAAACTGGCCCCGGCGCGCGACCTATGCACCCGGACTGGGCGAGGAGCCTGAGAGATCAGTGCCAAGATGCGTCCGTGCCGTTCTTTTTCAAGCAGTGGGGGGAGTGGATGCCGGTCGCTGGCGGCGGCGTCGGAATGATATCCAACAATGGAGGCAGTAAGCAGAGGCACACGTTTACGCGATGGGATGGTTCTGCGTTCGTGGTGAACGACCCCGAGCGTGTCGGCGAGTACCCGCATGACATGTACCGCGTCGGCAAGAAGCGCGCCGGTCATCTCCTCGACGGGCGCGAGCACAGGGAAAGGCCGGAGGTGGAAACCGATGAGCTGGGGTGAGCGGAGCTGCACGCACTATGCGGACGATACATACCCGTGCCAACCGGCATTTAACACCTGTAATGTGGACTGCCCGCACTACGAGCCTAACGGGAAGCCGCCGGACTCACGATCACTGAAAGAGGCAGAGGAGACACCCGATGAGTGACGAATGTCCGGAAGACACTACCATTCTCATCTCGCGTGGGTGCGTGGAAGTGCATTGGCTGGATATTGCTAATGAGATATGCAACCAGGCCCGTGGTCCATCATCACTGATAGGTGGCCCTGAGTTTTGCAGATCGTGTAGGCGCAGTAACGATTGCCCACTAGCGCGATACCGGGAACTGGTAGAGTACGCACAAGGCAGTCTGCAACGGCAATATAATGATGGTTTTGAAACCCCGCCATCGGCATTAGATCATTTGCATAAAGCACTCTATTATGCCTGTGTCGATGCAAAGGAGCAGCACATTCTGATGGCGGTGGCCTCAGAATTGGCGTCCAAGTGGAGAGAATACATAGAACTCGAGATACTGAACGGATTGCTGGACACTGGATTTCGCAATGAAGCACAAGATCATCTACGCTGATCCGCCGTGGTGGTATAACAACCGCCGGATGTCCGGGAAACGGACTCGGTTCGGCGGCGGGGCATGCGCGCACTATAAGCTGATGCGCGATAAAGAGATCGTCGGGATGGGAGAGTTTGTGCAGTCGATCGCGGACGAGAACTGTGCGCTTTTCCTCTGGACGACGTGCCCGCGGCTGGATGTCGGCATACGCGTGATCGAAGCGTGGGGGTTTCGTTACTGCACCGTTGCGTTCCATTGGGTGAAGACGCGGCCGAACGGACTGCCGATATTCGGGCCTGGCTACTACACTTCGAGCAACGCCGAACTCTGCCTGCTCGGGGTCAAGGGATCGATGCCGCCCGAGAACAAGATGGTGCCGTCGCTTGTGATGTATCCGCGATCGCAACACTCGGAGAAGCCGGCGGTCGTGCGGGAGCGAATCGAGAAGATGTATGGCGATGTGCCGCGGATCGAACTGTTTGCGCGGCACCGGGTCGCCGGCTGGGAAGCCTGGGGAGATCAAGTGGGACAACTACCCGAGACTACGCCAATGCTGGCGATGCAGTGAGGTTACGATGAACGAGGTTGTGGAGCGCGTGGATGCGCTTGAAACGGATGTAGCGGCGCTGAAGAAGGCGGTCGGCACTCGGACTTGCCCGGTCTGCGGCCGGGCGGTTTCCGGGCGCGTGGACAAGAAATACTGCGGATCTGGATGTAAGTCGAAGGCTTATAGGAGGAGACACATAGCAGGAGGCGAGGATGTCTGAGAATGCGATAGTTGAAAACGAAGAGGCGCAGACCCATGTGCCCGCGAGCACAGGTACCGCATGGAGCAAGATTTCGTGCCGGCGGACCGGGTTGGTGGTCAAGAAGAAACTCGATTTCGATGAATGGGAGCAGGTCGGGACCTACATGCGTGAGATGAACCGCGCGATCGGGTTTGTGCTTGGTGATTGGCTGAACTGGGGTGAGGAGACGTATGGAGAGAAGTATTCCCAGGCGTTCGATGGCGACAGCACTGAGTTTGAGTATCAGACGCTACGGAACTACGCCTGGGTGTGCGCCGCGATCCCGATGAAGAGACGCAGGGAAAGCCTCAGTTTCAGTCATCACATGGAAGTGGCGGCGTGCGAACCCGATCAGCAGGATGCGTTGCTGACGCAGGCAGAGGAAGAGGGCTGGAACACGAAAGAGCTTCGGCGCGCGGTTTCGGACCTGCGTGTTTCCGAAGGGCAAAAGGCTCTACCCGCGGCGAAGTTCGATGAGATCAAGCAGGTGTGGGAGAACTACGGTCTGCCGATGCCCAAAGTGCCCAACGATGGTTGCCTGGCGCCCGTCGCGAAGGCGATCCGGAAACTGGAGTCCAATGCGATTCCGATCGGGCATGTGCCGATAAGAAATGAGCATATCAGCACACTGATCGAGCGGTGCAAGGAATACCCGTTCTCGGACTGCGATGAGTGCGAGCACAAAGCTGAGTGCGAGAGGGCGAATGGCGATGAGGTATAAGCATCGCCATAGAGTCACAACTGCCGTGGTTCCCGCGGCCGGGCGTGGAACCAGGTTGGCATCGCTGTTGGAACCGGGCAAGGCCAAGGAAATGCTGCCGTTGGGCGGAAAGCCGGTTATCGAACACGTGATGGAAGAGCTTGCCGCGTCTGGGATTCATGATGTCCTGTTGGTGCTATCGCGCGACAAGATAGACGGGTTCCGCGAGCGCTTCGGCAGGTCGGTGCTTGGAATGACGGTTGGCTATATTCTTCAGCGGAAGCAGAACGGGCTGGCGGGCGCTATCTACCGCGCGAAGGAGTATGTTGGCAAGGTAGAGCCGTTTGCCGTGGCGCTGGGTGACACGATAATCGACACGGGTCGGGACTACGTGCCGTTGCGCCGGATGATAGATGTGTCCGCAAGTGTGTTCGGCATGGTGATGGTCGAAAAGAAGCCGCGCGAGGAACTGTTTCGCTATGGCGTCGTGAAGCCGAACTTGGAGACGTTCCCGGTGTTTCGGGCCGAAGCGATTGTCGAGAAGCCAGATCCCGCGAACGCCCCGAGCGACTTTGCGATCGCCGGACGCTATGTGTTTGACCCATCCGTTTTCGATTATATCGAACGCACCGCGCCCGGGGCAGGCGGCGAGCGCCAGATCACGGATACAATCGGCCTGATGCTGCAAGACAAGCGGGATATCTGGTGCCTGCCGATAGACAGAAACGAATCGATGATTGACATCGGGACAGTAGAGGCTTACGAAGAGGCCAAACGGAGGTTTCCATGACCGATCTTGAGAAACGACAGATGATGGTTCCGCTGGGGCCGTGGTTGGAGTTATGCAAGAATGCGGGTATTCCGCATGTGTCCGCGATGTTCTCGCCCGAGTTTCCGATCGAGCAGATATACATAGCGTTGAATGGCCCGGGTTCCGGTCCTACGCGTCAGTTGGATGCGGCGTTCAGGTGGTATGAGTCCGAAAAGCTCAAACGACTCAAAGCGGGACACAGGTTCAGCGCGAGATGGGAGTGCTGCTCGAACTCGATGGCGAAGGAAGCAGCGGGGAATGGCTGGGAGTGGGATTCTGACTACTATGAGCTTACCTGTGATGATTCGCGCGTAATGGATTGTACCGCGGGCAACACTACTACGACGCGGCTTTGCGTGAGGCCGTGGATGGATACTCCGCGAGCTGACGATTATCCCGTAGAGTGTCGGGTGTTTGTAGACTATAGGTACGGGATCATTGGCATTAGTAACTACTACCCGCAACGGCCGCTCACGTTTCAGGATTGCGACGGACAGGTGCTCGCCTGGATGCACCTCGTGTTACAGCGCACGCGGCGGCTCGCGGATGCTGTAAGGGACAAGCACGGCGAGGGCATGGGTTTCACTGCCGATTGGTTGTTGACCGGCGTTTCCGACTGTGTTTTCCTGGAGGGTGGCCCGCCGCACGAGGAATCAGGGCACGTATCGGCGCACCCGTGTTGCTTTGCGCCGGGGAAGATCGAAGGGATAGCGCTGGCGCGGAGAGAAGGGGCGTTGGAGTATTGACAAATGACCCGGATTTGGTGTATGATATTGGCGGATGAACCCCTCAACTCCGGCGCCTTAGCCGGGAATTGTGTGAGTTCTCCGTTTGTGTGGGGGGCGGCTCGTTACCGCCCCCATTAGCTTGTACGGGAGGTAACTATGTCTGCCCCCGGATTCCTTGAACGTCACAACCCCTGCCCACTACACTCCACTGCTCGGAAGCGTAGGACACAGATCCTCACCAAGAAGCGGGACGGCAAGCCCGGCACCAAGATCGCCGCCGTGTGCGCGGAATGCGGTCGTCTTCTCGATGTAACCCCCGACAAGACCCGGTAACTCTTTACCACTATTCCCCACTACTCTATGTTTCTTTTATGACTTTCGTCACCCTGTATCTTCGCTCCACGCTCAAAACCGGCCTCTTTACCGTGTATATATAGGAGGCTTTGCGTGTAATGGAGGAAAGATGGGTCGGCGTCGACTGCGAGGGCAACAAACTCCAGGATGGGGACACCGTGGTCGTTACGGCCGGGCCTCACGAGAGGTTGCAGGGCACATTGCGCGACCATACGTCCGATAGAGCTATTGTCCAGACGGACACACAGCGTGGTCGCGTAGTGGAATATTGCTTTCTGCGCCTGGTAGAACGCAAAGCCGGGATGATGACTCAATAATGGATCGGCAACCCTGGGAAAGACTCGACAACGAAACCGACACCGCCTACGAAGCCTTCAGTCAATACCTCGAACTACCCAAATGCGGCAAGAGCCACGATCACGGCAAACCCGGCGGGCGCAGGTTCAAGTCTGATCTTGCGCGTCTGCGTGGGATCAAGACCCCGACGATCGAGGGCTGGTATCGCAAGTATAACTGGGTCGGACGTGCCCAAGCCTACGACAAGTTCATGTCCGCCGGCATCCAACCCATCGCCGAACTCGACGCGCGGAAGGACTTCGTGCGCGAGATCCGAGATGCGGCCAACAAGTTCCGAGTAGCGGCAGCCAAGGCACTTGACGGCGCCAAAGATATCACGGTCGACAACGCCATAAAGCTATACAAGCTCGGGATGGACCTTGAGAAGCAGGCCGAAGAGATCGAGGCACCGGCGCTAGAGAGCAAACGTGACGAACTCAAATCCGGCATTACAAGACTTCTCGGATCTATTACCGCCCAATTGGGAGGAGATGCCCGAGGAAGCGCTCGCGGAACTATACGAGCAACTGAAAAAGAAGTATGTTTCGACATTCCGCTCGGAAGCGAAGACGGATCAACACAACCCGTTCAGGAAATACCGGAACTGCCCGGAAAAGTTTGCGAGCGAAGTGCTGGGAGTGACCTGGTGGAGCAAGCAGATCCAGTTGTGCCACCTGATCCGGGACTATGATAGAGTTGCCGCAAAAGCAGGGCACTCGGTAGGGAAAACGCACGGTGTGGCGGGCGCCGTTATATGGTTTCTGCATGCATTTGATCCGGCGATAATCGTTACGACCGCTCCGTCTACCGAGCAGGTCATAAACGAGATCTGGATGGAGATCCGCAAGCAGGCGGCGGGCGCCAAGGTGCCCTTGTTCAAGGGTCTGCTTCCGGCGAAACCTTTCTGGCGGGTGTCTCCCCACTGGTATGCGACCGGGTTTTCAACAGACAAGGGCGACCGGTTTCGTGGCAAGCACGGCCCGAACATGCTCTTCGTTTTCGATGAGGCGACCGGCATTCCTCCCTTTGTGTGGGAGGAAACCGAGAACATGTGCACCGTGCCGGGCAACAAGATCCTCGCGCTTGGCAACCCGATCAATCCCTCCGGTGACTTCTACGACGCATTCAAGTCCGGTTCCGGCTGGGCTCAACTGAAGATCAGTTGTCTCGATCACCCGAACGTCGTGCACGGCAAGCAGATATTCCCGGGTGCGGTGTCTCGCCAATGGGTCGAGAAACGGATAGCGAAGTATTGCACGCCGATCACGGCGGCTGATGTAGATCCCGCTGTCGATTTCGAGTATCCCAAACAGAGCGGCCAATGGTATCGGCCGTCTGCTACGTTCATGTGCCGAGTTTTGGGCGAGTTTCCGCAGGAAGGCCCGGACGTCCTCATCACATTCGCGCAGGTTGTCTATGCCCGGACGCGCGCGCCGATACCCATCGACGAACTTTCAAGCGTTGATATAGGACTGGACGTTGCCTATCAAGGCGGGGATGCCTGCGTGCTGTTTGCGCGGCGCGGCCCGTGTGTGATCGCGCGCGAGAAGTGGTATGGGCGCGACACCGAGTTTACGATCAGGCGCACGGCGGCGTTTTGCAGGAAGCTGCACATACAGGGGTATCGGGTCGGCACGGTCGCGGTCGATGCGATCGGTATTGGATCGGGCGTGGCGGCTGGACTCCAGGGACTACAGAACGACGGCGAACTCTCCGTGGGGCGGGTGCTTGCTATCCAGGTCAGCGAGAAGGCCGTCAGCGTCGAGAAATACGAGAATCAGCGCGCCGAACTCGCATTCGCTCTAGCGGAACGGTTTGCCCAAGGCAGCATCGACATGACGCGACTTGGCGAGGCCGGGGAAGATTTCGAGAACCAGGCGCCGCTTATCAAGTGGGACTACTCCAGAAACGGACGGTATCGCATTGAATCCAAAGACAAAATCCGCGCCAGGATCGGCTTGTCTCCGGACGACTTCGACGCCATGTGTCTGTGCTTCGTCGACACGGCCGATGCGTTCGCGGAGAACTACGCCGCCGTCATGGAGGCCGCTGCCTGATGCCTGATATCGATTGGGAGAAAGTCTCGACAAATGCCGGCCAACGGGCGCTGTGGATGCGGTATTGGCAACTACGCACGCCGGAATCACGCGACCTGCTCATTATGAGCTACAAGGGTCTTGTATATAGCCGGTCCCGAAAACTGAGCGATGTGGTAAGGGCGGTTGGGTTGGAGGAGGGAGACATCACAGGGGCGGCGTGGGCTGCGCTTGTGAGCGCGGTCGATCTCTACGATCCATGCCGAGGCAAATCGTCTTTCGCGACCTACGCATGCACGCGGATTGACGGCACAATCAAGAATTACATCCGGGACCACGGAACCCACGGGGGCAGCAACTACAGGCGGTGTCAGCGCGGTGCCGTCGATCCGCCCGAACTTGTGTCCTTCGACGCGCTACAGTTAGACGACAAACTCAGCGAAACATTCGATGTGGACGCTTGCCTTGACCGCGTTATGGTGAGCGACCTGATTGGAAAGTTGCCGGAAGACGAGGCGGAGTTGATCGAGCAGCGCTATCGGCGCAGGATGCGGTTTGTTGACATCGGGCGGATGCACAATTACACGGGAGCGTGGGCAGGCCGACGGCATGAGCAGATCATAGAAAAGATGGCACGTATGGCGGGGTGTGATGAGTCTAGTTAGCCAGGCGCGAACAAGAACGCGGGCGGCAGTCGCGGCACTGCTGGGGAGAAACCCCGTACAGACCACCGAGGTCGGGCGGGGCGCAACGGCGGCAACGCTGGAAACCATCCTCGCCAGGCAGTTCCAGGTGTCGTATGCGCGGACTCAAATACACAAGGATTTGCATCGGATGGATAGGGCGGACGAGATTGTGTCGTTCGCGTTCAACACGATCGCTAATCGTGCTGTGGGGATGGAAGATCCCACCCTCGATGCGTTTGAGGTGACAGTTCAGGCGGAAGGTGATGCCGGCAAGCGCGCACTCAAGACCGCCCAACGCGAGATCGACGATCTGGTGCGGCGTCTGAAGCTGCGCGGAGAGGCATGGCAAATAGTCCGGCGGTTCGTCAAATGGGGAAACGAGTTCCGCGAAGTGCTCATCGACTCCAAGACGATGGATATCGTGGGCTTGAAAGAGTTGCCCGAGCATACGCTGTGGCCCATGACGGACGACAAGGGAAACAAGCTCCCCGGCTACTTCCAACGGCCCGAGAACACGCCGGCTGACACGAAAAACCAGATCCAGTTCGCTGAATGGGAGGTATTGCACTTTCCTTTCGGGGAACTCGACGGGTATATCGGGACTCCGCTTCTGGGCTGTGCGCGGCACAACTGGAAGCGAATCAATATGGCGGAGGACTCGACCGCCGCGGCGCGGATAGTGCGCGCGTTTGCAAAGCTAATCCACAAGGTGCCCACGAGATCCGACTGGAATGTCCCTCAGCAGTTGTCCGCGATCAACATGTATAAGGACGCGATGGCAAAGCGCCCTGTGTTTAACCAGGACCTCTCGACCGTTGACCTGGTGAACGACCCGACGAGCATCAACACGGATTACTACATTCCGGATGATGGTTCCGGGCGGGGCGGCGTGGAAATGATCGACCCCGAAAACGCGCAACTCCAGAACATCAAGGATATCGAGCATTTCATCGACCGTCTGATAACCGCGACCAGCATCCCGAAGCGGTATTTCCCGTTCGAGGGATCTATCCCGAAGCTGTCCGAGGGCGGCGGGCAGGCGGAAGACAAGCATTATGCCTGCACGTTGATGTTCTGTCAGCAGATCCTCAAGGAAGGGCTATCGACACTTTTCGATCGTCAGCTTGTCCTCAAGGGCATAGACCCCAACTCCGTTCGCTACGTGATTCGGATGGCTGACATCAACACGACCGACGCGCTTCGGGGCGCTCAGACGCAGATGGCGCTTGCAAAGACAATGGACACGCTTCTTGAGCGCTACCCCGAGATGCGACCGCACCTCGAAGTCGTGTTGCGCGAGTTCACAAGGATGAGCGATGCGTCCAAGAATACGCTGATCTCCGGGATTACGATCAGCGAAGAGCAACCGCCGGAGGAACCCGGCAAGAACGGGGACGGGAAGGACGATCGAATCCAATTGCCGGGCGCGGGCAATAAAGACGCCCGAGAGAAGGTCTGAGGAGGAAAACCAGATGGTTGACGAGCCGGGTCAGGAAGAACTTGTGCAAATCCGCTGCCTGAAAGGGCCGCAGGTCGTGGGGCATTACACCTACCAGACGCACGAAGTCGCAATGATGCCGAATGGATGCGCGACGTTCCTTGCGGCACGCGGGGTCGTGGAGATATTGCCGGTGCCGGTTGCACAAATCACGATCATCGACGAGGTGCCCACGGAGACAGATTACGACGAGCCCGAGGCTGCTGACGCCGCGGAAGAGTCCGCGCCGCCGCCCGTTCCGAGAGGCGTGCCGCTGGTTACTCGCTATGACCCGGACGCGGAAGCCGATGAGCAGATCGATGCGCACATCGAGTCGGTGATCGGTGCCGAGTCGGACGACTCCGAATCGGAAGATGCTGAAGTCGAGCCGCCCAAGCCAGAGAAGAAGCCCAAATCCAGAAAGGGACGAAAGCCCGGTCGCCCGCGCGGAGGCCACAAGCCGCGTGGTTAGCAGGGTCTTTCGCCGGGCACACCCCGCTTCGCCCCCGGAACGCAGGGTGCTTGCGAGATCCACATATCATCTGATCGAAGTGGTCGGCGAGACTGTTCTGGAGCCGGGCGGGACTGGCTGGATTAGCTGGGGGATGGCCCAACGGCTTCGTGATCTGGGCCGGATTGAAATACTGGAATACGAACGAACCCTGGTAGACGAGATGTGTTCGAACGCGCGTGTCGAGAACATCCCGGATCTGCCGGGGTTTTTCTGTCAGAAGTGTCTTGTGCAAGGGGTTGCTAGGGCGTTCCCCACGAAGCTCGCACGGCACGGACACATCATGCACGCGCACGGCAACTACAGGAGGTCAAATGGTGGGACTAGCCGACAAGAAACGAAAGCAAAAGGAAGAAAAACCCGAGCACGAACCGGTCTTGAAGATGGTTCAAAACGTAACCCGCGTTCCCCAAAGCGTCGGGCGGGGGATGCTGCGGCCCGGCGCGTCGGACGTGATTGACTGCGCCAAGGGCACACTGGGCGAACGGCTGGTGCAAACGGGCGTGCTTGAAATTGCGAGCGAAACTCCCGGACTGGACATGCTCGAAGGGCGCGTACCGGCACCGGTACAATACGACTCTTCGCAACCGACGAAGCAATATCAATGCCCGTTCTGCCAGGAGGTATTCGAACAGGCCGAAGGTCTGGTTCTGCACCTGGCGGACACGCATGTGGCGGCGGTCAACAAGGTCGCAACGGATATGGCGGCCGCAGAAGAAGTGCGCGCGATGACAGGTGAAGGAGCTGCACTCTGATCGACAGGAGGCCGATATGATTGACCTGCTCAAAGCCCGGATATCCGGGCTTGATTCGTTTCTAGGGCAAACACGGGAGATACTGCCGTCCGAACTGGTCGAACCTATCCGCACGACTATGGTTGGGCTCGAAAAACTGGCGCAGGACGACAAGATCGACGAATCCGCCCTGGAAGAGAGCATGTCGGCACTTCTGCAAGGGGCGGTGATCTCGGGCGAAAGCACGGACGATGCGTATGAGAAGTTGATCCGCCGTCTGAATCGGGCGATTCAAGCGAACGACTCGATTCCGGGCGAATACAAGTGGACCGTATTCACCATGCCGGAGTCGGTTGTTATCTCAAGCGAGATCCGGAACCAGTCCGGCAAGTGGGAATCTCGCTACTATCAGGCCGATTGGACTCGCGATGGGGATGCGTTCACGTTCTCCGATGTCCGCGAGGTCGAGATCAAGCAGATCATCACGATCGTTCAGCAGGCGATCGGCGGGTTGGCGAACGCGGAACATACGCCGCCAGACATTGAACTACAAGAAACCCCGGTCGGGGCGGTGATCGAACAAGGCGGCGAAAAGCCGCCTTTTTTGATGCAGCAGGTCCGTGCTCCGATACGGCTACTCGATCAAGGCAAAGCACAGAAAGATGGGACTGTGCGCTTTGGCGGCGTGGCCACGGTCGGTGATGTTGTCAATACGCAAGGACAGGTGTACCCCGCTGAACTGTGGTGCCAACAGGTTGATCTGGCGCAAATCAGCCTTCCCATGGGCAGGGTGATCGGCGCATCAGGTCACAAGGCCGACGGACAGGGCTTTCCCCGTCCGCCTGATCCGCATGAAGTATCCCAGAAGTTCACGAAGCTGGAAATGCGAGGCAACCAAGTCGCATTTGAAGCTGTCACGACCAAGACGCGAGAGGGCAACGACTTGGCCGCAACGCTGATTGCCGGTATCGGGTTCGACATGAGCACGCTGGTAATCGCCACAACGAAGCCGGGAGAGTTCCAGGGACAGAAAGTCGATATTGTGCAGGCGGATGGGTTCCGCCTCATCTCTATCGATGTTGTTCTGAACGGTGCGAGTCCAGGCTCCGCCGTTGAATACGCCCGGCTCCAGGCCAACAAACATCCGGAGCCGCGAAAGGAGACATCAATGGACCCCGATGAGGTCACAAACAAGCAGAACGCCGATGTCGATGGCGGCGGCCCGGATGGAACGGCGACGCCACCGCAGGTATTGCCGCAGGCGGCGCCCGTGGCGGCGCCCGCGGGACTGACGGACGATGATCGGGCAGTGCTCGATCAGGCCCGTGGAGTAACGGCGCAGGCGCAGGCGATCATCGACAGAGACGCGTCGCGTGAACTGGTTCAGAAGCGCAACGCCGCTGTGAGCGCACGGATCGCGCAGATGGTAACGGACAAGGAACTGCCCGAGCAGTTCAGTGACTCCGCTCGGACGATGTTGCAGAACATGTGCGCTACGGACGAGGGGATCGAGGCGGTGATGCCGGCGCTGCGGCAGTCGATACAGCCGTTCCTCGATAGTCACGCTCGCCTTGCGAGCAAGGGGATGTATACCCCGGAGTACAAGGACGACGGTACTTCGGTGGACGCCCCGCAGAGTTACGAAGCGGCCGTCGAGGAATTGATCCAGTCGGCGACCGAACGCGGAATACTGCACGAGGGGAATAGCTCGTGGGTGCCCGGCGCTCTTCCCGACTTCTCCGACACGCGTCTGTGCATGCGGATCATGCTCCAGAACTTCGTCAAGGAGAAGCCGGAACTGGCCGATGCGTGGCTGATGATGCGCAACGGCATGATGAAGAGAGTCGAGGATGCCGAGCAGTTCAGCCGCGACCGGATGTCCGTGCTGCGGCAGGGCGCGAGGGGACAGGCGATTCCCACCGGCGCCACCACGACCGGCGACGTCGCGGCGGCGATCCCGTATGTGATGCCGCTGATGGTCGACATCTTCCCGCAGTTGATCGCGACCCAACTCGGAACGCTTCAGCCGTTGAAGCAGTCGACCGGCCGCGTCTACCACTGGAAGATCACCGACGAGGACGACGCCGATATGTCGGCCGTCGCGAACTTCACTGGCTCGTATGCCAACGACCCGGGTGAGAAGGAAGAGATCAAGCGGCTCAAGGGCAGCTTGACTTCGACCAATGTCACCTGCCTCATCAAAAAGCTCGGTTACGACCTGTCGGTCGAGGTGATGCGGCACCTGCACTCCGACTTCGGCATCGACGGCACCGGCACGATGATCTCCGCGTGCGCCGACCAGGTTGCGCGGGAATGGAACTACAACATTCTCGCGGAGATGGTCAGCGGCGCGACCGCCGGCAACGTCAACTACGGCACTCTGCCGCCCGCTACCGGGAACTACGACGGCGAGCAGTGGCAGAAGCAGATCATCACCCACATCAAGAAAGCCCGCAACCTGATCTACAAGTCGAGGTTCGCGGACACGGTGTGGATCATCGGTGACCCGGATTCGATCGATCGCATCGTTTGGCTGGCTCAGGCCGCCGGCGACTACAAGGGCGATGGCCAGGGGCGAGTCGCCGAGGGAATCGACATCGCCGGTTCTCTGAGCACTGGCGAGCGGCTGGTCAAGGTCGGCTGGTGGGACAGCCTCCAGACAAACACCTTGCTGGTCGGCGCCAAGGGTAAGCAGTGGCCGCAGACGGGCTACGTCATTGCGCCGTATCTCGGTCTGTTCGTGACTCCGATCTGGATCGACCCCGGCACACAGGATGTCGAGCAATCCCTCCAGAGCGAGGTCGCGCATCAGATGCTTGACGGTAAGTATTTCGCGACCGTCACGATGCAGCCTGGTGTGGCCGGCTCAGATCCGTAGAACAGACGGATCAACTACGATAACTAACACTGGCGGAGGGATGGCATCCGAGTCGTTCCTCCGCCGATTGCATGAGGCATACGGGAGCACATGATACCGGTTTTGAACCTTACTCGTGTCCCGCAGGTGTTTGGGCATCACTACCTGCGGCCGGGCGAATGGACGGAAGTCCCGCGAGCGTTGGCGCGGCAGTTGGCGACAAATCCCGACTACCGCATCGACAGCAACGATCTGGCCGAGGACTTTCTGTTCCTGGAAGACGGCGGACACATATTTCTTGGGTGGAGCAGTCCGTTCCACTACTGTGACGGCTACGGCAGTGTTGCGCAGGAGATCGCGCGGACTCTGATCGAATCCGGCGTCAATCTCTCGATCTACACGCGAGACTACGACCCCGGCAAGCCGCAGTTCGGCGGGATTCCTCTCGACCAATGGAGCGAGAGAGCGTTCGTGCCGAAAGCGATCGTCGAATGCCTGCGCCGACCGCAACAGCCCGAGTGCTGCTACGGAATCAACATGACCTGGCCTCGGGACATCCACCATCATCCGTTCCTGCGCGGGATCGGACTGACGATGTTCGAGACTACCACGCCCCCGGCGGCATGGTCGATCGAGATGAACAAGTGCCGGCGGATAATCGTGCCGTGTCGCCAGAACAAAGAGGCGTTCGAGAGGCAGGGGGTTACTACCCCAATCGATGTCGTGTGTCTGGGCGTAGATCCCGACAAGTGGCCGGTTCCGGAACTCAAGCGAACGGAGTATCGGCCATATTTCACGTTCCTGATGGCGGCCGGACTCACGCATCGCAAGAACCCCGTGGGAGCGGCAAGGGCATTTGTAGCCGCGTTTCCACGTGCGCAGTATCCGGACGTGCGATTCGTGTTGAAGACACGGGGTGAACAGACTTCGGGCGGGTTCTGGGACTGGAACAAACGCCTGCCGTCCGATGATCGGATTCGATTTGTGGCCGAGGAATCGACGCCCGCGCAGATGGTGCAGTGGATGCACGACGCCGACGCGTTCGTGTTCCCCTCGCGCGGCGAGGGGTTCGGACTGACACCGTTGCAGGCAATGTCCACGGGCCTGCCGGTGATCGTGAGCAACAACTCCGGGATGAGCGAGTATTGCGACCCGCGCTACAACTATCCGGTGTCGTGCTTCGAAACGAAAGTGCCGCACGTTTCCAAAGGCGGCTACCCCCCAGACTGGGGCGATGTCGGAAACTGGTGGGAGCCCAACTTCGATGAACTGGTTGCCCGCTATCGGCAGGTTTACGAGAAGAGGGAGAGCGCGCGAAAGACTGGGCTTGCCGCGGCGAAGTGGGTGCGCGAGCAGTGGACAGTCAAACGAACGTGCGAGTCGCTGTTGCGGGTCGTGATGAATGATGCGGGAGGGGCATAGATGCGGGTTCTTGTAACGGGAGCGACCGGGTTTGTAGGGCAATACCTCATTGACGAACTACTGAACTCCGGCGATTATCAGGTCTGCGCGCTAACGCGGGTGCGGTCGAACGATGCAGTTGTCGATCGACTGAAGCGCAAGGGCGTCCATTGCATCCCGGGCGATGTGACGGACGTGCTCAGTGTATCGGCGACGATCCTAGAGTCGCAACCGGATGCGATCTTCAATCTGGCGGCTCAGTCGTTTGTCCCGGCCAGTTGGCACGAGCCGGAAGCGACACTACGTACTAACCTGAACGGCACACTGAACGTGTTGGAGATGGCGAAGCGGCACGTGCCCGACTGCGTTGTGCACGTGTGCGGTTCCAGCGAGGAATACGGGCTGGTGCACGAGGCGGAGATCCCGATTACCGAATCCAACCCGCTTCGACCGAGGTCGCCCTATGGCGTCTCGAAAATCGCGGCGGATCTGTTGGGTTATCAGTATGCGCAGTCGTTCGGCATGAGTGTTGTGCGGACGCGAGCGTTTAATCATACGGGCGTGGGTCGTGGGTTGGCTTTCGTCGAAGCGGCAATTGCGCGTCAGACCGCGGAAATAGTGCTCGGGAAGCGAGAGCAGTATTCCCTTGGCAACACGGGAGCGGTTCGGGATTATACAGATGTCAGGGACACCGTTCGTGCCTACCGACTTCTCGTGGAGGCGCATAACGAGGGCGTTATCAAGAACGGCGATGTGTTTAACATCTGTAGTGGCAAGGGTTGCCCGATCAGCCGAATCGTGACGATTGCATCAGAGTGCGCTTCGATCCCAGAAGCCAAGATCAATCGTGACGCGGACAAGATGCGGCCGTCCGATGTCCCCACGCTTATCGGCGATGCCTCGAAACTCCGCATTGCAATCGACTGGGAACCGCGATTTAAGATCGAGGACACGATCAAAGAAATGGTCGGCTGGCAGATTACGGAGGTCGATCGAGACTGATGGTAAACGCGATTCGAAGGCGTAGTAGGATGCGCAAGGCAAAGCAGCCAACGGCAACCGAGGCAATGGTTCCTGTGTTGAACATGACCGGGCGAACACAGGTGCACGGGGTCTATACGCTGCCGGCCGATCAATACACGCCGATTCCGTCGAGTTTGGCCGAACGGCTGATTGCGGACAATGCCGGCTATCAGACAGGTTGCCAGAGTGACACAGAGGTTCGTTGCGGGGGACTGGCCTACGGTTATCGCATTCCAGCGCGGAGCGTAGCTTACCGGAATGTGGGCACTTGGCCTTCTGTCGCTGTCGTCGTTCCTGTTTATAACTGCCCGGATCTGTTAAGTAGATGTATCGACGGGCTCAGAAAGACATCCTACGCGGGCAACGTCGTCTTCGTGTGGGTGGACAATGGCAGCACCAACGATGCCACACGAGCCCTCCTGAAAGACGCGCCAGGCAGAGTATTGAGACTGGACAAGCGGATGGGCTTTGCCGCTGCGGTCAACCGGGGGATCGAGTGTGCAGATGCGAGCCACTACGTGCTTTTCAATCAAGATTGCGAGGTGTGCGATGCCGGGTGGCTGACGGCGTTGATGAGTTGGATGCAATTACGGCCTCAATGTGGGGTCGCGGGAGCCAAACTGCTCTACCCGGATGGAAAGATCCAGCACGTAGGGTTGGAGTTCCCGAAGGGTTCCTGTGGGATTCATCGCTACAAGCGTGCTGAACTATCTGCTGTGGATGCGGGCGATTACGAACTGGTCCCGGCCGTGACGGGCGCGGTGTTTGCGCTTCGTCGTTCCGTGTATGAGGAACTGCGGGGCTTTGATACGGCATACGTCTTCGGGAACGAGGACACCGATTTCTGTTTCCGTGCGATGCTGCATGGCTGGGAAGTCTGGTATGTTCCGGGTTGTGTCGTGACGCACATCGACAACGGGGTGCGGAAGTCATCTGCGCGCACTGCTGCGTGGGCTCAAACAGAAACGACAAAGGGCGAAGGGGTGTTCCGTGAACGCTGGGGCGACGTCGTTGATCGGTGTGCTGAAGAAACCGTCAGGTTCCTATTACCACGCTATGATGATTCCGAGCGATGCAGGCTGGTAATGTTGATCGCCAACCGGCTGGTGTCCTGCGGCCAGAAGACTACCGTGCACACGTTCGAAGGGCGTACTCCGCCCACGGACGCTCTGTTTGGTTCCGGGCGGATAGACAGATTGCAGAGGGCCGACACCCTCGTAGCAACCGGATGGGAGACTGTTGGAGTCGCCGGTCCGATACAGGCAAAGCGGGCGTATTATCTGGCTTGCACCGAGGATGACAATGAGGCAGCCTCGTTCCTTGGACAAGCCGCCG